TGGCCGTGTTCCAGCTTGTACCGCTCTAGCTGAACCCACCCTATCCAAGCCGCGACCGAGGAGCTTGCTCAAGCCGTCATTGACGCCAAGGGCTTCTCCGGCGCTGACAGGCACCTGCGCACGTCTGTTGCCTACAAGATCGTGCAGGCGTTACGGATGCAGGAGAAGCGCGGCGTCGGTGTCGAGCGCGTTGGCAAGAAGGCTGGCGCTATCGTGTGGCGTTTGAAGGGCTAGAACGCGAGTCCGACACGGTGTAAAAGAAAGGCCCCGGCTGTCACCGGGGCCTTGTGTATTTTCGCCGGACCACTCCAGCGTCGTAGTTCAATCTACGCGCTTAGGAGGCACTTGTCATGGTCGATGTAGCACCGCGCGCTGCAACGCCGACGCCAACGGAATCCCAATCCATTGAGACGTCGAAAGAGGAAGAACTAGCTGGATTCGCCCTGTGGTGGTTTCTAGTTCGACAACCACGTTTGGCCCTTCGGTATCAACTCTATGGCTTAGCTGGTCTGGCTTATCGGCTGGCGGCAAAACTATGAACTTCTGCATTCTCATCCCCCCTCAGTTTCCAGTTACGTGGCACGGCGTGTTTGCTTCCATGCCGCAGCTTGTTTCAATCATCTTCAGCTTTAGCTCTCCGCCAACCGTGCGCAATTCGACGGTTAGCCAGAACAGTTGAAGCGAGATCAGACACAGAAGTAGAACAGCTATGACGCTAAAGACGCGCGCCCAAATCAACCCCATCGCGAGTGCCTCCCCTACCTTAGATTTCAACGGTGAAGCTGCTTCCGCAGGCGCTGCAAGCGAACTCGTCGGCGTCGGCAGTCCCGCGTACGGTGTGCAAGTCAGTCCGGACTTGCCAGAGTATCCAGCAGCACGGACACTGGACTACCCCCGCGAGCGAAGGGCTAAAATCGAGAAAGCGTTTCGTCGCTTCGCCCGCGAACTTTATTTCGCGCTCCTTCGCCAACACTTGGCGTTTCAACTCCAAAAGCTCTTGCTGGAGTTGAGAATCTTTGGCGTTAAGCTGCAACGCATACTCCTTAGCGCGTTGCCGTAAGACCGCCATAGCGTCAGCCATTAACCCCCTCCTAGTATTGCCTAACGCCGTCTAGGATAGCTGGGGCAGGGTCGGGCGTGGAGTCCCGCGCGGCTTTTGGAGGGGCGCATGACGAAATACGATGAGAATGCGAGCGGCGAACAAGGGATACTGGACGCTCAACGCGAGCGGGCCAGCAAATTTATCGCCGCTCAACTCCGTATGGCGGGCGTCGAGAACGCATACAGCCGCGAAGCTATGCCGGTGTACTTGCGCGAGATGTATTTCAAGGCGTCCCGCACGGCCTTTCTGGCGTCCGTGGCGGACGAACGGCTGAAACGCCTTCAAGCCGTGTTGAGCGGAATGCTCGGCATCATCGCCCTGTTTTTGGCGGGTATTTTGGTAAAGCTGGTTTTCAGCTAAGCCCAAGACTTTGGTGCGTTTGATACATAATGCCGAAAAAACCCGAATCGCAGTCCGACGAGTCATATTCAAGCATGAAGCAAGAGACCTTCACTTTCGAAGAAACGTCTATCGCCAAGAAACCAAAACGCAAGCAATCTGGCGAAGTTAGCTCGAGCGCGCTACTATCTTCGCACACTGGCGACAACTCTGACTTATTTCCTCGCATATTGGATCTGCATGTTGCAGTCGGATCGCGTATAGCTGACGTGACCTACAGCAAAGGCGTGTTCTGGCGCAATGTCGACGTTACCCGTTATACGTTCTTTCCGTCGGATATCAAGACGGGCGTGGACGCACGACAACTTCCATACGACGATAACAGCTTGGATGCCGTAGTATTTGATCCTCCCTATATGGAAGGCCTCCTAAGGACTGTTGACACAGAACTTGCGGGCAGCGGCTCGCATGCATCGTTTCGTAATTACTACTCCGACGGAAACGGGCAAAAGAACGAGACTTACAAATACCACGACAGAGTCATTGATCTTTACATGCTTAGCGCAGTGGAGGCGCGTCGTGTATTGAGGTCCGGTGGAATTTACATCGTCAAATGCCAGGATGAAGTAAGCGCGAACCGCCAAAAACTTACACACGTGGAGCTAATTTATGGCTATGAGAGGCTCGGATTTTACTGCAAGGACCTCTTTGTAATTACAAGATCCAATAAACCTGTAGTTTCGCGGATGATAAAACAGGAACACGCTCGCAAAAACCACAGCTATTTTCTAGTGTTTGTATCGTGCAAGGGGCAAAAAATGCCCTACTCGAATTTTAGAAAAATGCTTGATAGCTACCAGGTCGACGACATTTAGTGCTGCCCAATAAGCTCCTCTATGGCCGACATCAAATCAGAGTGCCATCTTGCATCCCTTTCGATCACGACGGCAAAGACGGTCCCGGCGGCAGCCTCCCCGGTAAGGATAGCACCGCGCACAAAGGCGCTGCGAAGAAGGCCGCCGCCAAGAAGTGACTGCTTGACGCCGGTTGATATTGCTGGTGAATTGAGAAGGCCCAGAGCGCGGAAACGCTCTGGGCCTAAGTTCATCCAAGCCGTGGAGCGGCCCGAATGCACATCAACGATATTCCCGCCCTACCTAACTTTCAAGCCGTGCTGGCTCGCTTCGAGCGCAAGTTCGTTAAAGGCGATCCGAATGAATGCTGGAACTGGTTGTCGGCCATTAATGTCCAAGGGCAGGCGATGGTTAAGATTCGGTACCAGATGTTTCTGGCCTACCGCGTCTCATATGTTCTCTACATCGGCCCGATCCCCGATGACCTCAAGAACAGCTACCACGGCACCTGTGTCTGCCATACGTGCGACAACCGCGCCTGCGTGAACCCGAACCACTTCTTTCTCGGATCGGTTGACGACAACCATCAGGACGCCGTGCACAAGGATCGTACGAGCTACGGCGTTAAGAACGCCAACGCGAAACTGAACGACCAGATGATTCGAGAGATACGCGCCAGCCCAATTCCATCCGAAGCCTTGGCGGAGTATTATCCGACGACTGGCCGGAACGTTCGGCGCATACGAAATTACGAGACATGGCGACGCGTTAAGTGATCGATCTGACCCCTAGCGAACTTAATTTTGCGCTCAGGAATCTGAACCTTCTCGACCCAAACCAGAAAGCGCAAGTTCTCGGTTTGCTCGAGGAGCGCGAGAAGGTCTCGGCGCTCACCGAAGCGCGAACCAAGTTCATCCCGTTCGTTAAGCAGGTATGGCCCGGGTTTATCGCCGGCGCGCACCACGAAATCATGGGCGAGGCGTTCGAGGACGTTGCCAACGGCAAATTGAAACGCCTCATCATCAATATGGCCCCGAGGCACAGTAAGTCCGAGATGGCCTCGGTCATGCTCCCCGCGTGGTTTCTGGGGCGGTTCCCGAACAAGAAGATCATCGAAGTTAGCAATACTGAGAGCCTTGCGTCCGGTTTCGGTCGTCGGGTCAGGAACCTCATTTCAGGCGAAGGCGAAGCGCAGGACGAGAGCTCGCAGAAGTACCGCGAGCTGTTTCCGGAGGTGTGGCTGGCCAAGGATAGTCAGGCCGCCGGCGGGTGGCACACCAACAAAGGCGGCGAGTACTTCGCCATTGGCGTGAATGGGCGCGTTACCGGAAAAGGGGCGGATATCGCTATCGTCGATGACCCCCACGATGAGCAGCAGGCCCGCCAGGCCGAGTACAGCCCCGAAATTTTCGACGGCGTTTACGAGTGGTATACGAGCGGGATACGGCAACGTCTACAGCCGGGTGGCGCGATCATAATCGTCATGACTCGCTGGAGTCGCCGCGATCTCACCGGCAAGGTGATCGATCGCATGAACCAGCGCGAGGCTGGCGATAACGGCGACCGCTGGCGCGTCATCGAACTCCCCGCCATTCTTGACGAAGGTACGCCGACGGAGCGCCCGATGTGGCCCGGGTTCTGGACGCTGAAGGAGCTCCAGGACACCCGCGAAGAAATCGGGCCGATCAAGTTCAAGGCCCAGTACCAACAGCAGCCGACCAGCGAGATGAACGCCATCATCAAGCGGGAGTATTGGCGAACGTGGGGGGTAGATTCGATAGAAGACCTCAAGCTCAACCGGAGTTCCTGCCCTGGCCCTTCGCATGTTGCCGCTTGGACGAACGGCGATCCGCCTGCGTGCGAGTACATCATCCAGTCGTGGGACTGCGCATCGAGCGCCAACGAGCGGAGCCACCCGAGCGCTTTCACCGAGTGGGGCGTGTTCAAGGCCGAAGACCCAGTAACCGGTAAGGAGGTGAATAACATCATCCTCCTGTCGGCGTTCAAGAAGCGCATGGAGTTTCCGGAGCTTAAGCAAACCGCCAAAGAGTTTTACGAGGACTCTCGACCGGACACCCTTCTCATCGAAAACAAGTCCGCCGGGATGCAGTTGCTGCAAGAGTTCCGGTCCATGGGCATCCCGGCCGAGGACTTCAGCGGGTCCAACCGCGGTACGAAGGCACTGCCGAACGACAAGGTCTCCCGCGCCAACATGATCTCAGACATCTTCGCTTCACGGTTCGTGTGGGCTCCAGATCGGAAGTTCGCCGCCGACGTCATCGCTCAGTGCGCCGAGTTCCCGAGCGGAGCCGAGGACGATCTTCTCGACAGTACCGTTCAGGCCATGATACGTTTCCGCGCGGGCGGCCTCATCCGCACTCAACATGATGTTGAGGAAGAAGACGGGCCTTCGCGTTTCCGCCGGCGCAGGATGTACTGAGATGCTACACGTTTATAACGGAGCGCCTGTATAAATGGCCGACGCCGCCACCAAAGGCCAGGGCTCCGAGCGCCCCGACACGGACTTCCTCGACCCGAGCATTGCCGTGGTCATCCCGAACGAGGACGGCGGAGCAACGATCGACTTCAACGGTCCGCAGTCGCCGGCCGGGATCGACGGTGCCAGCCTCGACTTCACCGCGGACCTCAGTGTCCTTCTTACCCAGCAGGAACGCGGCCGTCTCGGCACGGACGTCTGCGAACTGACCGAGCAGGACGAGCGCTCCCGCCAGGAGTGGCGCGAATCCTATGCCCGCGGCCTCGCCCTCATGGGCCTCAACTACGAACAAAGAACCGACCCGTGGGAAGGCGCCTGCGGCGCGTTCCACCCAATGCTGCTCGAGAGCGTCATCCGCTTCAACGCCCAGGCGATGACTGACCTGTTCCCGGGCGCTGGTCCGGTGAAAACGGAAATCGTAGGAAGAATCACCGACGAGAAGGAGCGCCAGGCCAAGCGCATCCAGACCGATATGAACTGGCAGGCCAGTGAGAAGATCACCGGCTATCGGTCCGAAACGGACATGATGCTGTTCAACCTGCCACTCGCCGGCACGACCTTCCGCAAACTTTACTTCGACCCGCTACGCAAATTCCCGGCCGCCGAATACGTGCTCCCCGAGCACGTCGTCATGCCCTACACTGCGGCGGGCCTCGACAGCACGCCGCGCTTCGCCATCATCCTTCCCAAGACCACCAACTGGATCGAGGCCAAGCAGGCGCAGGGCTTCTACCGCGACGACGTCAAGGTCGGCGAAGGCGTCACTGTCACCACCCCGATCAAGGAAGCCAAGGACAAGATCGAGGGCAAGCAGAACAGCAACACCTACAAGGACGCCCTGCACCGGCTCTACGAAAGCCACATCGACTGGTACTTCGAGCAGGATCCGCTGGTCACCGACAGCCAGCCGCACCCCTACATCATCACAGTCGACAGCGTCAGCCACAAGGTCCTGAGCATCCGCCGCAACTGGCGTGAAGGCGATCCGGCCATGGAGCGCCAGGTCAGCCTCGTCCAGCACAAGTACATGCCCGGCTTCGGGCCGTACGGCATCGGGTTGATCAACATCCTCGGCGGTCTCACCGAAAGCGCCACGTCCATCCTGCGCCAGCTTATTGACGCCGGCACGCTCTCCAACCTACCCGCCGGCTTCAAGACCAAATCGACAAGGATCAAGGACGACAGCACCCCGATCAGCCCGGGCGAGTGGCGCGACGTCGATGTCGGCATGGGCGATCTCGACAAGGCGTTCCATGCCCTGCCGTACAAGGAACCGTCCTCCGTCCTCGCCGCCCTCCTTGGCCAAGTCGTCGACGAAGGCCGCCGCATCGGCTCCGTCGCCGACATGAAGATCACTGACATGACCGGCCAGAACATGCCGGTGGGAACAACTCTCGCCATCATCGAGCGGTCGATGAAGGTGATGAGCGCCGTGCAGCAGAGGCTGTACGAGAGCTTTAAGAACGAGTTCAAGGTGCTGTCCGAGATCATCGGCACCTTCATGGCCGATATCCCGTACCCGTTCGAGCTCGACCAGCGCGATCAGGCGGTCACCCGCGCGCAGGACTATGACGGCAAGCGCGTCGCGGTGATCCCGGTTGCCGATCCAAACGCCACGACCAAGGCCGAGCGTATCATGACGGTGCAGGCGGTGCAGCAGCTCAGCACCAGCGCCCCGAACATCTACGACCTCAAGGCCCTGCATCGCGACATGATCACGGTCCTCGGCAGCGACAAAGCCGACCTCTACATCCCACCCGACGAGGAAGTGCAGCCGGCGGACCCGGTGTCCGAGAACATGGCCCTGCTCACCAGCCGCCCAGTCCGTGCCGGAATCACCCAGGACCACGCCGCCCATATCACCGTGCACATGGCCGCCGCGCAGGATCCCAAGATCACGGCCATGCTGACCAACAACCCGGCGGCGCCAAGCATCATCGCGGCGACCACCGCGCATATCCTCGAGCACCTCGCCTTCCAGTACCGCAAGGACATCGAAGAGCAACTGGGCGTGCCGCTGCCGCCGCCCGGCGAGCCGCTGCCCGAGGACGTCGAGTACCAGATCAGCCAGCTCGCTGCGGCCGCCGCCGGAAAGCTGCTCGACAAGAACGTCGCCGAGGAAAAGCAGAAAGAGATCATGCAGCAGATGCAGGATCCGGTCATCCAGAACGAGACCAAGGCGCTCGAGATCAAGGCCAAAGAAGCCGAGACAGCCCAGATAAAAGCAATGAAGGATTTGGAACTCCGCGAGATCGAGATCAAGGTAAACGCGGAACTCAAGAAGTCCGCGCAAGCCGATGAGCTGC